GGGGGTGTGATTTTAAAGACCTCCCCCTATACCTTTTTGAGTATCTACAGTAAGCCTATAGCAATCATTGCAAGTGCAGAAATGAATCACATGAACATAAAAAGTTTTAAAGTCAAAGAACTAAAAGAAAATAAGGCGAGATAGACCACTAAGCCTTGTCTCGCCTTACTCACTTAAACTGTTCTTTTCACTTTCTTATAAATGTTCATGAAATCGTATTGAATAATTTCATCAATTGCTCTTTCAATTTCTCGATTGTTTTCTTCATCTGAAAACTGTTCAGAAGTTCGAGCGATTCGAGCAAGATAAGCGCAAGAATTGTATCCTTTTTCCACATCAAACAAGAACCAATCGGAGAACTGTTCAAATGGATTGTAAGGATTGTCAAATGTAGTAAGAGCACAATTACCATTCATACCAGTCACCCCTTTCAATTCAAGTATTTAGATACAGTGGTTGATGAAATTCCAAGAGCTTCCGCTATTTCAGATGTACTGTAACCAGAAGCATTCATAGATGCTATCTTATTCTGTTTAGCAGTGCTGAGTGTAGTGGTAGCTCTTGGAGTAGCTCTTTGTCTGAGACTATCCATATCTACATTATTAATAATCTGGGTAAGCTCACTTTCACTGATAGCGCCAGCCTGAATAGCTTCCCATTCGCGATCTGTGATTTGGATAGTTTCTCTTTTTGCACCAACAATAGCCCGGGCTTGAGTAAGAGCTTGCTGACTTGCTTTTTTAATTTCAGCTTTTGTCATATCCGGGTTATCTTGTTTTTTGGCAGCCACCACAGCATTAGCCATAGTCTGGGCCTGTCGCTCTCTTGGGGCATTCTTAAGTGCCACATTGAGCTTGGCGTTTAAAGAATCAACTTCTGCCTGGTAGGTCTCTTTGGCAGTAGACGAATATGGAACTTTACCAGTAGCAAGAATTTCTAGACGGGCTTGATTACCTAGGGCCTTCATTTTATTAGCATAGTTCGCATATGCACGCTCTATAGGTGTATCAGCTTCTGAAACCAAAGTATAGGCATCTTTTGCTTCCGCCATCTTCGTGCTTGGCTGAGTTCGAACCTTAGTTTTACCGGTTCTTTTATCGGTATAAATAGGGTCATCAACCGTCTTCCATACCAATTCACCAGTTTCTTCATCAATTCTAGGACTGCCTTGACGCTTAACAACAGATACTTCGGATTTAGCTCTGGAAATCAAGGTAGAGGCGCCTTCATGATATTTGCCATCCTCATCAACAGCACCTTGATATTTCTTTTTCAGCGAACTAATGCCATTGTCGATTTCACTTTGCTTATAATCCAGCTTGTGTTTTTCCGCGTCAATAACAACCATACTGTGACGAACAGCTCTGGCAAGTTCATCCTGAGTGGCACCTTTCAAAGTCATATCCGTAATTAGGTTAGAGATAACGCCCATTTCTTTCTGCGTATTTCTCATCTGTTTGAAAGTGCCTTCCGGTTTGCCGCCATATTCCAGCTTAGGGTCAAATCCCTCAAGACCCTTTAAAGGGGGAGTTGATGTAATCTTTACCTTGCTGTTTCTGGAATTACATGGTATTACCATAACTGTGTCGCCATCAAAGTCAGCCCCCGACAAACGTTCAGCAACCTTACTATTGATACCTATTGCATCTTTTGGAGTATTGCCCAGAACACGACGAGCTTCAGCCTGTTTATTATTAACAGTGAGAATCGGAATCTCAAAAGTACCGCCATGTGGGTAACGAATCAGAGCGACCGTCTCACCGTTTTTATAGTTCGGTGCATAAACCTCGTTATCTTTCATTGAAGTAATCGGTAGAATAACCTGGTACTTCTGTCGAGGCAATGCGGCAGCCTGAAGATGTACAGCAGCCGAGTCACAGTCGTCGGCAAAAGATCGTAATAGCGATTTCTTGACTGTTGGATTTGTCAATGAACAAATTTCATCAAATTCTGCCATCTTATCAGATGCTGCCAAATTAAGCTGTTTATTGACTAAAGTTAAACTCTGCTTCGAAAGAAACTGAGAGGGGAGCTTATCCGCCCATTCACCCCAATCGCCTTCTTCAGCACGCTTATTGATAAGCGAAAGCTGTCGCTGACCATTGGCGTCGGTGTAATAACTTTGTCCACCAGCTTTAATAAGAGAGCCGAAAGGATTATCTGGATCATCCTTAATCTTTTTCAAGACATCTTCAGTTGGCGTTCCTCTTTTTTTATTGGTATTAAACAGAACATCAACACCATCCGGTAAATCATCAGAGTAAACGGCCATCCCTTTAAGATATCTGTTTCCATCTACAAGAATCCTAACCTGCGCATAATGCGAATTACCTAAAGAAAGGTCTTCAACACCACGGCGAAGTTCAATTACACCATCCTTATGCATTCCGCCATCTTCGGCATAACGGATTTTTAACCTACTGGAATCCATGCTCTTAGGATATACAAATTTATCAAAGGTATCTCCGCCATCATGAGAAACATAATCTCGAACCGAATGAACTTTTTCGAAATTGTAAATCTCTTTGTGTTCTGTTCCGGGAGGACAGAGAACTTTGATGTTAGTCTGTTTGCCGGGATTCGTAACCTGCGGGACGCCTCCACCGTAAACCGGATAACCCTCCATTTGTAAAATATAAAGAGCCTGGTTCATCTTCTCTTTGGAAATTCCAAGCTCTTTTTCGACTCCGGTGCCAATATCGATCATGCCTTTTTCATCGACTTGCTTTTTCAGAAATTCGGCAGTTGTTTTGGCCTGATTCATACGGGCTTCCGAACTCTCATTTAGAAGGGAACGGACAGACGAATCATTCGCAAATCCCATCTTGTCAGCGATTTCATTCAAACTATAACCCTTAGCACGAAGAGCCTTAGCCGTAGCGACATCAGCAGAACGGCGTTCGTCCTTTGCAAGGCTCATCTGGGTACGAAATTGGGTTGTACTCAAGCCCATAGATTTTGCAATGGCCACTTCTCCTGTGTAAGTTTTTCCATCTTTATCGGTAAAGGTGAAATTAGACTTTTTCAGTTCTTCCACACGAGAGAGAAAATCACCACTGTGCTGATAAGGGTTATCACCCGAACCCCAAGGATAACGACCAGACCTTCTGGGCATACCGTAATGCATTAAAATATCATCCGTGAGACTCATGGTTTAACCCTCCTGTTCTCTGATTTTTCTAATAACCTTGTCGAAGGTAATAATTTTATCCATGATTGGAACAATATCTTCGGCAGTAGGCGTGTGATATAGAATTTCATTGTTCTGATACAGACGAAGTTCCATCTCGATTTCCGATGGTTTCACCTTGTATTCCAAACAAAAAAGAGCAGCGTATATTTCAAGCTGCTCCATGTGCGCCGGCACGACACCGGTCTTCAAATCGTGAATACGAAGCGTACCATTCCGAAACACAATCGTATCAGCTGTGCCAAAGCAATTTTCTGAATAGAACAGAATCTGTTCAGGCACCATACGAAAACTAATTGCGTCATTGACATACATGTTCAATGTTTTCTGTGACTTGGGGAGTTTTTGCCCCAAAGTGATACATTGACATGCAAAGTCATGTAGAACGGTTCCTCGCTGTGTGGCCAAAAACTTTGAATAAGCATCGGCTACTTTTGTTTCATCATAGTTAATCCAATGATACTTGCTGGCACCAAGAAAAGCGTGTTGCCCTTCAAGATTGGAATGATTGTTGAAGATCATGCAGCACTTCCTCCTTGTTCTCGGGACAAATGAATCTGGAGAAAGACATCTCATCCATTTTGCCCACATAATATTCTTGGTTTGGTTGCTTTTTTGCACCAGCGTGTTGTTTACATTCCAGAGCAGCCCATTTGTCATTGAACAAAATAAGCAGATCGGGAATGCCTTGCAAATATCCAGAGTCGCTTTTCATCACGATGCAACCTGGAAATAGTTTCTTGAGCTCCTTAATGAGCTTCGCTTGAAATTGACTTTCGAGCATTAGCAAATGAGCCTCCTTTCATGTAGTTTTTCAAAACTGAAAAGAGAATGTCTATTCTTAAAAATAGCTTTTTTACTCCTCTCTTCATAAAAGGGAATGTATTTTTCGCGCGGCGGAAAAAGACATAAAAAAAGACCGAGACACCGTTTAAGCATCTCGGTCAAATATAAAGTTGTTTGTTATCGAGCTTCTACACTTACTGGATCAAGTTCAAAGAGACCGGTATCAGAATTGTAGCTCCGCACTTTAGCCTGTACTCTTACATTGCTGCCGACTTTGATATAATCAGCAAGCGTAAGTCCGTCTCCTAAATCATATACCCCAACATCCTTAAACTTAAAAGTTGGACCAGGGTTTGCAGTATTTTCATCCACATAGTCTCCCGCACTGATTAGCAAATCATATCGGGTGTCGTAATTATCGTGGTTTGTAAGATAGGTAATACAGCCATCAAACTCAATAACCTGATTCTTATGAACCTCTGCAAAATCGGCATACGATTGATCCATATCTGCTTTAAGAGAAAGCATTGCTGCCAATTCTGGAGAATTATCTACTGTCAAAATATCAACGGCAGGCTCTTCAGTTGAAACGGATTCGCTATCTGTTTTAGAAGTTTCTTTTTCCGGGAATGTGTGATATGTGATTACGACCTCGACATCAGCCGGATACCAAGCATCAGCAGAGTATCCAGTATCGCCATCCACGGAAACAGATTCAACCTCACCGTCTTTTGTAAGCCAACCAGTAACAAGGTCGTCAAGTTTTTCAAGTTTGATGTTTGTGAAGCCACTACTTTCAAATTCGTCAACTACTTTTTGATAATCCTTGCCTTTTTGAATACTGGAACCTGACGGAGTTTTAGCTTCACCTTCATGCCCCTCTGAACTGCAACCTGCAATCGTAAATATCATGACAATCGCCATGCACGCTGCCAAGAACTTTCTCATCTCATTATCCCATCCTTTCCGAGGGCATTAAAAAAGTGCGCCCCCACAACGAGAGACGCACTGAAAAAGTGTCAACCCTCATTGTTGCCACACAATCTCAATCAAGCCGCAAAGGGACAAATGAAATGAGTAAAGAGAGAAAACACTTTTTACCAAAGCAGTTTTCCCTAAACGACTTGAACATATTAGATTGTGTGGCGCTTATAGTATAGCACAGTCTGAAAGAAAAAGAAAGAACTTTCGGTAAAAAGTCTTGACATTTCCATCGACTTGTGCTATGTATTTTGGCGTTTGGCCAAATGCCCACTTTTCTCGCCATATTTAATATTTATATATTTATTAAAACTTTTTATCACAATTAAATAAGAAATAAAAG